ATTCACCAATTACCATTACTGACACCGCTACACCGTATCTTGAATTTATAGCTAAGACTAAACCAGATTGGACTAGGAAGGCTATGAAGTCAGTCGGTTGGATGATGCAGAAGGAAATCAAGGCCGGAATTAAATCCGGCTCACCTGGTGGCCATAAATATGCTAACTTCATGCCACCTACAATGAGGGCTCAATTCGAGGCAGCATTTGGCGCTAAAGTAAGGCGTGCCTATCAAGATGGCGGTAAGGCGTATAAGGAAGGGTGGGGGCTTAAATCCCGAGCTCAACTTATAGCCGGTGGCGTAAAGGAAACCACTGTCGGATACACACCACTCGGTAAAATGTTTCGAGCAGTTGGGTACCAATACGACGCCAGGTCGCAATCAGTAAAAGTAGGGTGGTTATCATCGTCTGCTAAGCGATTAGGCGAACAGATTGAGCGTGGATACACGAAACAAATCACAGAGCCAATGCGTAGGACATTATTTGCCGGTGGCTTTCAACTTGCTAAAGGTAAAACATCATTTAGGATTAAACCTCGTAAAACGTTTGGTCCGATGAAAACAGCCTTACAGCCTAAGTTGGTACCTTACCTAGAGTCTAAAATCGGTGAATATGCACTAGGCAAAAGCACTCAGTTCGCATCTAGTAGACGAGCATATAAAGTGAGGTAGCAATGCAAACTATTCCACTAGCAGTCATTGCTAACAGATGGGCGGAAGCGGTTAAGGATAATCAGCAGATTACCGATTACTGCATGGAACACTTTGGAAAAGACTTAACTATTTACATCGGCTATGATGACGCCGGCGCACCTCTTGAGGAGGATTGTCCGTGTGTGATCATCATGATGGATAACAAGTCCGAGGGCTTGGCAAGTTCATACTCTTACACCTTACAACTCGTATGGGGAATAGTACGAGTTGAGGCAGAACGTGAAGGACGTGTAGTGAAATACACAGGAGCGTTCGAGTGTGACGAACTTGGCCAATTACTCATCGAATGTATCATGGCAGTTAACCCTAACTATCCTGTCATTAACATTGACTATGAAACAGACAATATCTCGTGGCGTCCGGTATATCCGGGAAAAGCCACACTCACTATAGAGATACCGCATGTAATTGGCGGTAATGTTGAATATTAGGAGGATAAACATGGCAGTAGCTAAACGTGCACAAGGTGCACAATCTTCTCTTACAATGGCCTTTGAAACTGACTTCGGTACTACACCATCTACCGGTGGCGTGGTAATGCCTATCATCAGTTCTTCCTTAAAGGCTAGCCAAAACTTGAATGACTCCTCTGTTATTCGAGGTACACGTAATCCGGCGGCACCTAGTCGCGGTAATATCGATACATCTGGTAGCATCGTGCCACCAGTTGATGTATTGGGCTTTGGCTATTGGTTAAAGCTTGGCTTTGGTGCTCCAACTACAACAGCTCAAGGCTCCGGTAAGAAACACGTATTTAAAATCGGTCCAGACATGCCATCTGCTACATTCGAGCAAGGCTATAAGGATATTAGTACTTACCAACAATTCAGTGGCGTACGCATGAATAAAATGTCCTTAAACTTTGGTGGTGACTCTGAATTAACTGCATCTATCGATGTGATGGGCTGTAAAGAAACTATGGCGGCGGTGCCCTTCGATACTGCACCTAAGTCTATTACATTTACTCCATTCGAAAACCTCGAAGCCACCATAAAAGAAGGTGGCGTAACTGTAGCTAATGTATTGTCCATGAGTCTTGATATTGACTTTGGCTTAGATGGTGACTCTTATGCAATCGGTGGTAAAGGCTTCCGCACTTACATTGATACAGGTATTATCGGCGTATCTGGTACTATTAAAGCCTTCTTCCAAAACATGGACCTATTAAATAAAGCAGTAAACGGTACAGAATCTAGCTTAGAATTAACGCTTACTAAAGGTACTAACTCCTTGACTATTAAGTTACCGGAATTGATTTACGAACGTAACTCTCCTGGTATCGATGGTCCTAAAGGTGTTAATATCGAACTCCCATTCAAAGCATATTATGGCGATGACGCCGGTCAATCCGCAGTAGTATTTGAATTGGTTAATAGCCAAACATCTTACTAATCTAACTCATTAGGAGGTATCTATGAATATTCAAGGTAAAGAATTAAAACCAAGAGCCCTTACATGGACTGAACGTGATGCGTTAATTAAAGCTGGTTTAGACTTCGTGTATTGCCCAGTAGATGTTGATGATCAAGTAGCATCTATTGTACGTAGTCGTGATATTATGCGTTTCATCTTGACGGATGTATACGAACTCACAGACGAACAACTCAATACTGTAAGTGATAAGGACGCAATGAACTTCGCCGGTGAAGTCATTACATTAACATATCAATTACAAGAAGAAACAGAAAAAAACTAGAAGAGGCGTGGAGGTGGATGTCCTCGGATAGGCCGAAGTACTGCAAGGGATGTAAGGAATTACAGACCGCTACAAAGCAGTCCTTCGACTGCTCCGAGTGTGACTTTAACCCACCACGCCTATTATTCGGTTCAAAACTGGCTATGAAACTGTATAACCTATCACGCAGTCAAAGGAATTACCACTCTGGCGGACTAGCCGGGTTTGATTATCCGGCTATACGTACGGTGGCTGAGATAAATAACATTAACCTAAATCCGATGTTATTTAGTCTTATGTGGATATTGGAGGGATTAGAAATGGAGGCGATGAATAAGGATGTCGAATAACGTAGTAGATATCGTAGTGCAACTGACCGATAAGAATGCAAAAGCCGGTTTAGAGAAAATCGCCGCTACCTCTAAGGGAACAGTTGCAGAGCTTTCAAAATTAAAGAATGAAATGTTTGCCATTGGTGCGAGTGCCGGTCTTGCCGGTCTAGGTTCTAAACTCGCTAAAGAGGCACTAGCTTGGAACTTATCAGTAAAGAAGATGCAATCCTTAACGGGTGCAACCGCCGAACAGGCTAGTACATTCCTCTCCGTTGCAAACTATATGGGTGTAGCTACTGACGTTAGTACTGTAGCATTCGCTAAATTTGCGAAGGCTGTATCTAACGCACAAGATAAAATGCAAGTTGCATCCGCAGAAGGTAAACTAGCTACTGATATGTTCAGCCGGCTAGGTGTTAGCATTGATCAGATTGAGGGTAAGAATACCCTCGAAGTGTTCAAAATCATTCAAGACCGATTAAGGAACATGAAGGACGGTGCTGAAAAGACACGGGTTGAGATGGAGCTATTCGGTAAAACCGGATACCAACTTCACGGAATGCTGAATATGTCAGCAGATGCCATGAAGCAAGTCGAGGACCGTGCAAGAGCTATGGGGCTCATCATTGATGATGAAGCTGCTAAGAAATCGGCGCAATTTAATCGTCAGTTGAAAGATATGGAACAGACCGGCAAGAGATTGGCCATTATGATTGGTCAAGAACTCTTACCGGTGGTTATGGAATATGCACAAGGTGCAATCGATTTAACGAAGTCTTATAGCAATCTAGCTACAGAGCAAAAGGAAGCTATCTCAGGTCTTATTAAATTCGGTTTAGAAGCTAGTATAGCAATCACAGGAATTCAATCCATTACAAGTGCATTGAAGTTCATGAGATTGGCTACAATAGCAGCCGCCGGCCCTTGGCTTGCATTAGCAACCGCTATTGGTTTAGCCGGTAAGGCACTATTAGATTATCGCTATAAGGAACAGACCAAAGGTACAGACCTAGGTGTTGACGTTAACGGTCTTAGAGCTCATAAGAACTTAAACGCACCCGGTACGAGCTCCGCTTACATGGCTAACCATGATGGACGTTACTGGGTTGAGGATAGTTCACTCTTTGGGCTAATTAAGAACGATCGCTTGGCAACGAAAGAAGAAGGGGCTCAAATCGATGCTGCTATTAAGGCTAAGGAAGCGGCAGACGCTGCTAAGAAGAAAGCCGAAGAGGAGCAAGAAAGGCTTCAAAAAGAAATCGACGATGCTAAGAACGGTCTTACTAATAATGAGGCTATCAACAAGGCTAATGAAGAAGCTAATAAGGCGGCTAAAGCCCAAGAGGCGGCAGCTAAAAAGGCAGAACAAGCAGCCGAGAAATTGGCAAGTTCTGTAGAACGACTTAATGAACTTATTCGTAGCCTTACTCTTCAATCCTTAGAGATTGATGGTAGTCAATATGAAATCGACAAGCTAAATGCTAAGAACCAATACGAAACGAATAATAAGAACATCCGTGAGATTATTCGTTCTGCAGCCGGCTTAAATGGTGGCGGTGGTACTGGCCAAGCCTCAAGTGTACTAGATGCCGCTAATGCACAGTTAGGCAAGAAGTACGTACTAGGTGCAGAAGGTGATTGGGCTACAGATTGTGGCAAACTATTTGCCGATAGCATTAGAGAATCGTTTGGTATTAGCACTCCTAGATATGTGCCTGATATTATGCGAGATGCTAGAGCTGTAGGTGCATGGCATGATGTAGGCGACGGATACGTGCCTAAAGCAGGTGATGGTGTAGTTGTACTTGGCGATAACCATGTAGTTATTGCTGATGGTAATGGTGGATATACTGGCGCAAACTCTCATGGACCTGGTGGTGTGGGACCTGGACAAGTACTTCAATCTAGTTCTATTGCAGGTGACTTTGGAACTGCAACAGGCTATGTAGATACAGCACTATATGCAAAAGCATATGGCGGTAATGTTGGCGGCGGATGGGGTAGCTCAATCGATGCCTTAAAAAATGCTAATGCTAAAGCGTTGGCTAACTCCAACTTAGTAGCAGAAGCTAAGGCTAAGAACGAAGAAGTATATCAAAAGAAACTCGAAGAAGCTGACCGTAATCAAAAAATCCGTGTACGCAAGATGAATGAGGAAATTTCAAAACTTGACCTTGAACGCACAGGCGATCGCTTGCAATTACTCAAGACGGAAGCCGAAGCACAAAAGGCTCAAATTGATGATAACGTTCGTGAGTACACAAAGGCAGTAGGCGATAAGACATTAGCCGAAAAGAGAGCTAATGCCGAGAAGCTAAAGATTACTGCTGATACGGAACAGAAAATCAGAGAGTTAGCCTATACGCAACTCAATGAGGACTCTGAACATCAATCTAACTTAGTAAGACTTGGACGGATATCCCAATCGGATGCAGACCAAGTACTTAATGAACAGTTACGAGCATACATTGAATTCGCTCAACGAGAACTCAATGAAGCTCAGCTAAGCGCTACTCAACGCTTGCAAGTAGAAAAGAACCTCGTTGAAGCTCAGCAAAAGCTATGGGAAATGGCCGGACGTAACTTGCGTACTAGCCTAGCAGAAGGTGCTAGACAGTATAGTTTAGAGGTAGTGAACTATGGCGACCTAGCTAAGTCTACCTTTGATAGTACGATGAGCAGTATTAACTCCTCATTTACTAGTCATCTAGAAAACATTGCAACTGGTGCTGAGTCATTCGGTAAGGGGCTTAAAAATATCTTTAAAGATATTACGAATAGCATTATTAAAATGCTTGTTAACCTATCCTTCCAACAGTATGTACAACCTAAGCTACAAAGCCTATTTGGTGGAGTGGTAAGCGGTCTCGGTGCTATTGGCGCCGGTCGTGGCGGTGTATCTTCGTTTGCAAGTGGCGGTTCTTTCAGTTCAGCATTTACAGGTAATAGCTTCGGTAAGTTCGCAAGCGGTGGTATTGCTCCTGCAGGTATGACATTGGTTGGTGAGAATGGCCCAGAGCTCTTACAGTTCAACTCTTCTCATCGCATTTACAACGCAAGCCAAACACGTAAGATGATTAGCGGTGAAGGAGCTAGTAAAGTAACGGTTAACATCATCAATCAATCTGGCCAACAACTGGATAGCCAACAACAAGAAACTAAGTTCGATGGCGAACAAATGATAGTTGATGTAGTAGTATCTAGTCTTATGACAAACAAAGGAGGTATGCGTGATGCCATTAAGGCAGCCGCAGTATAGCGTATGTTAGAATTCCCAAACATAAGATATCCGATATACCCTATCGATGAAACAACGCCTGATGTAAGTCATAAGGCTCAGGTAGAAAACATGACGATGTTAACTCATCGTAAAACGACAAGACCGTTGAGATCATATTCGGTCAACTATAAGATACCGACTTCGGAATATATCAAGCTAAGGAACTTCTTCGACCAGGTGAACACTGCGGAGATATTCCTTTGGACACATCCGGAGACACGAGCGAAGGTAAGAGTAAGGTTCGCTGACCAACTCCATTTCTCCGCAAGTGATTATGGTATATGGAATGGTTCTATTCAATTACAGGAGGCTTAGATGTTAACGTTATCGACTGCATCAATCATCGAAAAAAATAAGATATCCTCCACTGGAGCATGGGTAATGGCTATTGAGCTTCACCATCCGGAAGGGAATATCCTCCTTGTGAATAACACCGAGGACTTAACCTTAGCCGGTAAGAAGTATACTGCCTTCCCATTCAAGCTAGAGGACATCAACGAGGACACTAAGCAGATGCCTAACGTTAAACTCTCTGTAGCGAATGTAACCGGGACTATCCAACGGTTAGTAGAAAAGAATAAAGGCCTCACAGATTGTGAGGTCAATATTCGAATATTTAATACTAACTTGCCGGACATTATTGAATTAGAAGAAACGTTCATCATTAATGCATCCCAATCTAAAGCAGACTGGGTAGTGTTCACATTAGGTACAGACTTCTCATTTTCTCGTAGGTTCCCACCTGTTCGAGTAATGAAAGATTACTGTCCTTTCAAATTTAAGTCTGTAGAGTGCGGATACAAAGGGTACGCACAATCATGTAATAAAACTCTAAAACGCTGTCGTGAGTTAAATAACAGTGTTAGATTTGGTGGCGAACCAACAATACCACAAGGGGGATTATATGAATCTAACTCTAAATAACCTAGTAGGGACTCCGTGGAAAGAGTTGCCTTGTTGGGAGCTTGTGGTAGAGGTGTACAAGAGAGCCGGTATTCAACTAGAGCCATACACAATGTATTGGCCAGATATGAACTCTCCCTGGCACGAAGTCAAGGAACCGGAAGTAGGGGACATAATTGTCATGAACCTCTACGGTAATAATGCTGATCATATCGCAGTGTATGTCGGCGAAGGTAAGATGATACATTCTACCGAATATGCAGGCGTATGTATCGTACCAATGGACAGATTAAGAAAACGTATATTAGGAGTGTACAGGCACAAGGAGGCTCATAATGATTAGATTAGTAATTGCTCGAAACCCATTCGACCTTACCACTAGACAAGAGACTCTTGTGCCTTTTGTTGAAGGTAAGACACTCAACCAATATTTCACTGAACCAGGCGAATGGGTGTACTCCATAAATGGTGAGTTAGTAGATAGTGCCGCATCACCTACAGACGAAGCCTATGTAGTAGTATTGCCTAAACTTGAAAAGCAAGCATTCGCTATTTTGTTATCCATCGGTTTGTCCATTGCAACTGCCGGTATTGCCTCCGGTGCGATATTCGGTATTACTAGCGTATTAGGTCGTACGTTAGCAGCAATGGCCATCGGGATGATTGGTAACGCGATCATATCTAAAATAGCTACACCTAAGACAGATAGCTCTAATACAGAGCAGTCTGCTACGTATGGGTGGCAAGGTGCGCAGACTGTTATTGGCCAAGGGCACCCTTTAGCTATTACTTATGGTAAGTGCAAAAGTGCAGGTATGCTTATATCTCGCCACGTAACGAGCGACGGTGAAAAACAATATCTTAACCTATTATACTGCGCCGGTGAGGGCCCTATTGACGCCATAACAGACGTTAAATTAAACGGTAACCCCATTGGTAACTATAAGGAAGTCCAACTCGATGTAAGGCTTGGCACGAATGACCAAGAGATTATCCCTAACTTCAATGATAACTACGCTGACCAACCATTGACCTATGAGCTTACGAATGACTGGTCAATTCATCAAACGCAAGGTAACTTATCTACCGCACTAGAGGTTACTATATCACTCCCTAACGGTTTGTACTATTCAAACGACCAGGGCGGACTAAGTGAAACGTCAGTCACTATCGAAGGTGGCTATCGTAAAGTTGGTTCTGCAGAGTGGTTACCATTGCCAATTAGTAACAATGGTGGCCAAAGTGCCATGCTTGAAAAGACAGATAATCGTTGGTTTAAACGTAACAGTCATTCAAAAACGTCTATCGATAATAGTCAATATACTGGAGTTATTAAGGATAGCTCGAATAAAGCTATCTATCGTGTGTTCCGGTTCGATGTAAAGGAACCAGGACAATATGAAGTCCGTATGCGATGTGCACATAAGGACGGTAACTCTAACCGCCATGTGAACAAAGTATACTGGTCACAGTTAACTCAAATTGTTTATGATGACTTCATTCATCCTGGTAAGGTACTTATTGGTATTAAAGCACTAGCGACTGACCAATTGAATGGTAATGATCCAAACGTAACCTGGATACAAGAGAGAAAAACAGTATGGGTATTTAATACCTACACTGGAGCGTATGAGTCTAAACCGGCTAATAACCCGGCATGGGCTTGCTACGATATCCTTCATCATTGCCGGAAGATTGGCGATGAGTATGTAGTTAAAGGCGCTCCTCGTGAACGCTTTGTATATGACGCATTTAAGGCGTGGGCTGATAAGTGCGAAGAAAAACATATTACATTTAACTACATTTATGACAATGCTAGCCAAGTATGGGATGCACTTAAATACGCTGAGAACGTAGGTAGAGGTAAGGTAATACCTCTAGGTACTCGGTTCAGTTGTATTTACGATTATGCGGCTACACCTACTCAGCTATTTACTGTAGGTAATATCAAGATGGACTCATTCATGGAAGAGTTCCAGGCTACATCATCTAGGGCAAACGCCATCGAGGTATCTTTCCTCAATAAAGCTAAAGACTATGAGCGTGACGTACTCCCTGTATTTAGTGAAGAATATGACGTAACTACATCCCTAGCTAGTCCGGCGCAAGTCGAACTCATGGGGTGTGTGGATGTAGACCAAGCCTATAATTACGCTAAACACTACCTAAGAGCAAATAAGTACGAGGTGCGTACTTGTACCTTCGAGGCTTTCACAGACGCCATAGCGTGTACGATAGGGGATGTAATCCTATTGCAGCATGATGTGACAGACTGGGGGCAGGGCGGTCGTGTAGAGTCTGCCACAGGTAATAAAGTAATCCTTGATAGAGAGGTTACTTTTGAGCAAGGTAAGACTTACAGACTCATGGTACGCAACGCTAAAACGGATGCATTAGAGTCTTACAACGTAACTGGTGTATCCGACAGAACTTTAACGCTTGCTAGTAATGCAGTCATTCAGACAGACGATTTATACACCTATGGTGAGGCAACCAAGGAAGCTAAACCGTTTAGAGTATTGTCAATCAGTAAGTCCAACTCTGAAATGACTCGTAAGATATCCTGTATCGAATACTACCCTGAGTTGTATGCCGGTGATGATGGATCAGTGCCAATCATCGACTACACAACAAAGTCCGATGTAATTAAGGTTATTAACTTAGTGCTCTTAGCTGACGTCAAGACATTAAAAGACGGTACTGTACTTTGTGATATCAATGGTACTTGGCAACTGCCACGGGGTAAGGTGGCCAAAAATATTATCGTGTATTACAAGCCTGTTACCGCTAAGGAGTGGCAACAGTTCAAAGTATTAGACGGTAGCGCTACTAGCGTGACTATTCCAAGTGTAGCAACTGATGTCAATTACGATGTTAAGATTGTATGTACAAATAATACTGGCGCTGCGTATGAAGGCGTGGAGCGTGCAGTGTATGTAAGTGGTAAGGAAATACCACCGGCTACACCTAAGGGCTTTAAGGTAACACAGGACGCAGTAAATAGTAGCGTACTTCACTTATCATGGGAACCTAATACAGAGGCTGACCTACATGGGTACACTCTATATGACGGTAATGGCGTAGTGTTGATTAAACATATAGGTGGTACATCCTACTCGTACTTCATCCCTAATACTGGTAATTACTCATTCAAGCTATCGGCTATTGATACATCTGGTAATGAGAGCGGTAAGGCTGAGGCTCGTATCACAGCTACTGTATCCGCTGAGAGTGTGGCTACACCTAAAGCACCGGCTCGTGGTGAGGTGAAAATTGGTAAGACGATCACTGCTGCATGGGACCCAGTAGAAAATACCTACATCGATTATTACGAAGTGCGACTAGATAGTAATGTTGGCCAGTCAAATAATCTGCTAGCCAAAACTACAGATATTCGCTCTGAGATTAAGTTATCAGCTCGTAGAGGTGCAGTGTTTGTTTACGCGCACAATCCTGTTAAAGGTTATGGTCCGGCTCTTAGACTAGACTATAACGCAGTAGTTCCTAAAGCTCCGACGAATGTCAAAGTAAAAGGTAATATTACAGGCGTGAGCGTGGTCTTTGATAGCATACCGGATACTTGTATCGGGGCTAACATTTACATCGGCACCGAGAAGTATTTCGTTACTACAAACGTAAATATGATACCTCATGACCCAGGTGTATTTGATGTAAAAGTTGCCTATGTTGACGTGTTTGGTGAAGGTACATACTCCAATATTATTGGTAGCTCTGTACCGGCTAGTATTGACCCGGCTTTAATTGACAAGGAATCCCTTGGCATTAAGGCTATGGACGATAAGATTAAAGAGCTCACAAAGACTGCTAATGCATATTCTACTCAAGTTAAAAACTTAACTACTAATATGGCTACTCAATTCAGCCAATTAGAAAACGGCATTGACTTGAAATTAAAAGCATTAAATGGTGATGAGTTAATCAGTCGTATCAATTTGAGTTCTACAGGAACAAGAATTGACGGCAAGTTACTTCATGTAACTGGGAATGCCCTATTCGATAACAACATTATTACTAAACGGATGCTCGCTGCTAAAGCCGTGTCTGCAGATAAGATGGACGTCGGAGAGTTAAGCGCGATCAGTGGTAACCTTGGGACTGTAACTGGTGGCAAAATCATCGGTGGCGTACTTCAAAATAAAACTGGTACATTCAAAGTTGATGCTAACGGTAACATCGTAGGGGCTAATATCACAGGCTCACGCATTGACGCTCAGTCAATCATGCAAGCCGGCTTTAAAATCAGAAACATCGATGTACAAATCTACAAAGTACGTCATGGTGACTGGTGTCCACTACTAGAAGGGTTTACAGAGTCTCAATGTACGTTTATTCCTGTGGGATATAAAATGACAGAAAATTATAGTGATGCAACAGGCGGTACTAGAGAGGGGCGAGAAAAATGGGCTATTGCTAATGGGCGAAGAATTGATGATTGCACAATATATTTCCAGTCTAATATATCGAGCGAATATCACGATACTAAGCCAACCATTGGATTAAATGGTCGTAAGGCTGTTTGTCAATCACTATGGTATAGTGCTTACCACACCCGGGATGATGATGGCTATCATCATCATATCTCCTTTGGGGAACTATACGTTCTCGTCATTGGTAAAAAGTAGTGTTACAAACCATAGATTAGACGATAAAAAGGAGGACATATGGTCGAACAAGATTTAACACTCCACGCTGGACAAGACTTTTCTATCAGTTATGTTGTACCGCCAGATAGCGATATGACGTTAAGTCAATATAAAGGCGCTTGTAAAATTCGCAAGCGCCCATATGACAATATGATATTAGAGTTACATTCTGTGGTAGAGTCAAAACAGGTAAGGTTTTTTATTTCTGGCCAAGAGTCAGCGGAGAAGAAAATAAAGGGCGGCGATTATATCTACGACGCGTTCCTTTATAACGATGAACACTGGCTAAAGATTGGTCAAGGTACGATTACGATCGTGCCAGATATTTCTATGCATGAGTAAGGGGAGGTAACTTATCATGGCTGAAACAAATAACATTTTAACACTTAAATTTGACAAAGAAACAACATTACCATTGTTGGAAGGTTTGGGTAAATCTGCCTATGCAATCGCAGTGGCTCACGGCTTCAAAGGTGATGAGCAAGCATGGTTAGATAGCTTACGTGGTCCTAAAGGTGATAAAGGTAGCGCGGAAGAGACGGCTCAAATATTAAAGAAAGATGGCGAATTTCTCAAAAGCGTAAAAGGTCCTAAAGGTGATGCGGGTAGTGCTGAAAGAGCAGCAGAACTTTTGAAAGATAAAAACGTGTACTTGCCTGATGCAAGTGTAGATACAGTATTGGCTAAGCTAGTAGAGATTTTAGGCGATACTATCCACGTGGAATTCAAACAACTCGAATACTTCCAACCAGTAGCCGGTCAAGAATTCTTAGACCTTAAAGGGGAACCACACTTTAAGGTTTCCATAAATGGTGGTGAAAAACGTGTATTTGAAAGTGATAACATGCGAGTTCCTATCAAAGCATTTGGCGAAGATGATATCAAAGTATCTTACTTTGACCTTGCAGACCGTGAAGTAGGCGTTATCTCTATCAAAGGTCTTGAAACTACTGTGGCAGATGATACTTACGCAGACGCAACAGGTGCAAAATTCACTAAGTATGGTAAGAAATTAGTGTTACGTTTAGCTGACTATAGAGAAGGAATCTCTTTTAACTGGCTTGGTAAATGGACTAAAGCCGATATCGATGTATTGGAAATCATTTCTGATACGGAAAAACAAATGGTTGATGACGATAGTAGAAACACCAATAAATATGACGGTTTAACATTTATTATTAAACAGCCACAAAACATTACATTTAGAACCGCAGTAAATCAAGGCACTGTATCAATTACAACAAACACACGTAGTTTTAAAGTTGTTTTAAACGATGCATTAACTTGGAACGGTGGCACATACGAAAGCGGGCATTTATAATCCATACCTAGTCCTTAGTTATCACAGAGTAAGGGGGTGCATATCTCATCTGGACTTGGCAGTTTGAGTTGAACGACTTGCTTACGACATTAACTATCGTAGGCATCGTAGCAGGTGCAGGATATCGGCTTCTGATAGTACCTCTATTAGACCGTTTGGAAGCACAACGAATACAGGATAATATATCCTTCACGAGTAAGTGGGATGCACTCTTTGATACTCTTAATGAGTTAAAAGAGGATATGAAACTCTCACGTGCTGAACGTGTAAAATCGGAGGCTACCTTCATGATGTTAACCACGAAGCTAGAATCCATGGAAAAGCGAATTAATGAGTTAAGGGAGGAGTTACATGATCATACCACCTCGGCTCATGGACAGCGCTAAGAAAGTATTTAAATCTGTTAGGGTGGCCAACATCCACCCTACAGGTGTATTAGCGACGAGGGCATTAGTCCTCGTCATGCTAGTACCTATATTGTTAGTAGTCATCGAATATGTAATGGCGTTCGCCACAGGATATGTATCCGATGAAACAGGGAAATTAATTAGCACAGGTATTAACATTATTGACCATATCTTTATCCCAAGTGTACTAACTGCCCTTGTAGGGTTCTTGGCACTTTGGATTGATAAGGATAATAACGGTGTACCTGATAAGCTAGAAGAACAACCAAAGGTACCGCCTATGATGGAAAGGGGGAGTGCTGATGATAAACGTTAGTTTAAGTGACTTAAACGACTACTGCAGTAGGGCTGTAGGTTACATCGACAAAGTGTACCTACACTGGACTGCAGGACGATATAATCAACAATTTGACGATTACCACATCAATATTGATGGTGGTGGTAATATTTACATTGACGGCGAACTAACAGACCACAAAAGCCACACATGGATGCGTAATGGCAGAGCTGTAGGCATATCCTTGGATTGCGCCTATGGAGCTCAATGGGTAAATGACTTAGGTGATTATCCACCGACTGCTGCACAAATTGAAACGCTAGCGCAAGTTGTCGCAGTGTTATGTGTAGACCTAGGACTACCTGCTAGTATTAGCAACGTGTTAACCCATGCTGAGGCAGCGGATAACATGGACGGGTTTTACGCACATGATCCATATGGGCCAACAACTACTTGCGAGCGTTGGGACTTATGGGTAGTTACCCAAGATGATGAACCTGGTAGTGGTGGCGATGTAATACGAATGAAAGCTAAATATTACGCTCAGCAATGGGGCAGTAATATATAGGGGGTATATATGTATGAAAAAATCAAGTCTACAGTTACTGGCTATCCTAAGCTTTATTATATTATCGGTGCTATTGTGCTCCTCTCCATCTTTTGCCTCTGGTACATCTTCCATGAACCAACAGGAAGCAACAATCACGATTCCCTTAACACAGTGGAACG